GTTCCAGGACAATACCTCTACTTCTGGCGTAGGCGTGCCGGGGCCTTGCGCAACCGCAACAGGCAGCGCACACAGCAGCACGAGCGCCAGCAGTACCGCCAGCCGTTTCATGCGCCGGTCACCGTCTGCGAGTCGTAGGCCGGGACGGTCGCTGTCACGCACGGCGCTTCTGCGTGCTGGTAGTTGCGGCGCAGCACGGTCATCGCGCGCAGCGCCGCCTCGCGCACCGTCGGCTTGACGTCCGGTTGCGCCTCAGCCAGCCGCAACGCGCTCTCGATGTATTGCAAGTCCGCTAGCGGCAGCCTCACCCACTGTTCACTCACTGCGCAGCGTCTCCTGCGGCTGCGACTGCGGGGCGCGTGCTGGCACTGGCTCCTGCGCCGCGATTGCGTCCGCCGCCGCGCGTAGCATGGGCGGGAGCACCTTCGCCGCCAGCATGTCCCAACCATACGGATAGATGCGATCCAGCCACTTGTCGAGCTGCACGTTTACCGGGTCGGTCGGTTCGTTGACCTGCTCAATCACGCGCGGCGTGTAGTCGCGCACGATGGCCGCAAAGTCCTTAAACCACTTCGCGGCGTACTTGAGCACCAGCGCGGTCAGCGCCAGTCCCACCGCCCCGCCGACCAACGCGGCGAGCGCGACAAGTGCCTGCGTCAATAGTTCCTGGTCAAGCTCCATCACTCCTGCCCTTCTTTCGGCTCTGGCGTCTCCGCCGCCGCTTCGCCCGGTTCGTCGCTCGGTGCTTCGAGCGGGCCGGTATCCTTCTTTTTGAGCGCCATCACCTCGCGCTCTAGTTCCTCAATGCGCGTGGTCATTTGCGCTTGGTCGCGATTTAGCTCATCCCGCTCTTTGCGCAGCGCGTCCCGTTCCTTACGCAGCGCATCCCGCTCGGCTTCCAGCGAGGCAACGCGCGCTTTCAGTTGCGCGTTCTCTTTGCGCAAGCCGTCCATCTGATCGCTTAACTTGTCGAGTGCGTTCTGTTGCGCGATCCGATCTGCGCTGGCGGACTCTCGCTCCCGTGACAACGCCTGTTCGGTGGCGTCCTGTCGCGCGCGCATTACCTCTAGCGAGCCAAGCGCGGCTTGCAGCGCCGCCGAAAGCGTCTTGATTTGCTCGGTTTGCGCGTTCTTCGCATCGTTGCGCGACCGCCACCACCCGATGATGAGCACCACTAAGACGCCCATCCCGCTCAGGTTGTGCAGCAAGACGGCCTCAATGCCTTCGTAGTTGATTGCTTCCATGTCTTGCCCCAATCCACGGGCCTGTCGTATACTCTCGATAGCCTGCCCTGGCGGTGGCCCCTTCGCCGGTCGAGCGGGCTTTTACCACGCTCTCTCGGCGTGGACGATTAAGCGCAGCTCGTCTCGCGCGCCTGCGCACGTGATGAGCGTCAGTGTTTCCTCGAGCGTTGGCACCAGCCAGGTGATATCGTCGGGGGTTGTCGTGGTCATCAAGACCACGCGATACCCTTCGACGGTCGTGCTATGCGGCCAGTCGGCGACGTAGATCCACGCTCCGACCTCGATTTCATGCAGCCGGTGAAACTCACCGTAGTTGTGCGCGGCCAGCACCGTCCGCGACCAGGCGTCCATCGTGATCCAGGCGGTGCCTTCGAGCCAGCCCACACCTGTCCCGATCGCCGTCATGTCATACGCTCGATTGACGATCGGCAGCGGGTCGATGCGCGTCGAGAGCCAGAGGTCCGGCACGAACAGCCATCCACGCGGGTCGTCTTGCGCGTGCGCGGGAGCGGCGGCAAGCAGGAGCAGCGCCAGCAGCGTGATGACCATCAGCCCGAAGGAACAGAGGCGCATCATCGTCTACACCTTAATCGCCTGCACAATGGCGTAGATGTTGATCGTGCACTCGACCACGCCGCTCGAGCCGTACAGCGTCAGGCTCTGCTCGTGCCCTGCGACCTGGACCGAGTCAGACCCGCCGCCCGTCCGGCTGGAGCTTTCGAACTCCAGCAAGTGATTGCCCTGGCCGCCGGCCGCCAGGATCATATCGGTCAGGTCGAACTCTTCTTCCCACTCGCTGTTCTCCCCCGCGCCGTCTTGCCACGGCCCACCGAGCGCGGCTGTGATGTCCGTCCCGTTCAGGTAGGCCGCAATGCGGCCCGGATAATTGGAGCCCTCGAGCACGGCGTAGTTGTAGAGCAGTTTCGGCGAGTTGCTGTAGGGGTCGAAAAGCGTCAGCGTATAGAGCGGACGCGTCTTCACCTTGACTTTCACCCGCAGAATTTCCGTTACGGTGTCATCAATCGAGATGGCGAAGCTCGCTCGCTTACCCAGGTCAAAGGTTCCGTGCGGCGTCGGCGCGGAGTAGTAGTTCTGCACGAAATCGGTATAGACGTAGCTGAACACCGCCGGGTACGGTTGCACGGTGACATTCTTCAGGCTGACCGCTTCTAGCGCGCCGACGATCAGGCTCGACATATCCTGACGAGCGCGGTCGATGTTCGACAATTCGACCTGCGTCGCCGGGCCGGTGTTGCTGTGTGTCTCGGTGACGCGCACGACCCAGAAATCATCATCCACATCGCGCCAGGCGATCGGGTCGCCGTCGGCGTTCGTCACATACCCCTTGTAGGCGAGCCGTACGAGCTGCCCGGGCTGCAGGTCCTGGTAGACCTTTGCCAGCGTGCAGTTGTAGACGGTCTGCGTCACAGCGTAGCGGTCGAGCCAGGCATGGGCGGCATCATAGAGCGCGTTGGCCGCGTTGCGCTTGTCCATGTTCCCGTTCGAGACGGGCGCGATATCCGAGGTGAACACGCGGCGGATCTCGCCATGGTCCGCGATGCTGGTCGTGTCGCGCAAGTAGTAGAGCGTGGTCCCGTCCGGTCCGGTCACGGTCTCGATCGCGCGGCGCGTCTCACCGGGCGCCATTGCCAGCACGCAGATCGATAGCTCCAGAATTACCGCGGGGAAGTTGATAAACCCCCACGCGCCGTCATAGCCAAGCCCGAGTCCATCCGACGGCCCGCCGGAAGACGTGCCGAGCCACTCGACATAGTTGGCGGCGCTCGGTGCCCGGGTCGTGGTGAGGACCAGGTGATAGCGTGTATTCCCCGCGAGCGGGATCGGCGCCGGGAAGTCGAAACGGATGCGCGTGAAGACCCCTGTCGGCAGGCTCGCCTCTGTTTTCGTGGTGGTCGCGTTGACGGTCACCGGGGTGCCGGTTGGCGTGCCACCCCCTAAGCTCGTTTGGAGTTGCAGCGTCATGGTGCCTGTGGGGCTGCCTGTCTTGCGCATCCACAGAAATACCGTCTGGACATTGCAGGCGGCTGCCGGACGGAAGCGCATAGCAAGCCGGGTGTGATTTTCATTCGTCTCGCTCAGGCGAGCGCCATTGTTGAGCGCCGACGTCCAGTTGCCGGACGGTTCCCAGTCGGCGGCCCGATAGTTGGGCCGCTCGCTGTGCGCCAGCGTGAGCGCTGCTTCCCCTTCCCCGCCGCCGACGGGGATAATCCAGTTCGCGACGGCCTCGCTGTCCTCGGTCCACTGCAGGGTTTCGATCAGCGCGACGTCGTCATTGGTCTCGAGGGTTTCGGTCAGCGCGTGCCCCGCCTGGATGATGCGCAGCGGCGCGGCATCCCCCAGCGGCCCGAAGGTGATTTCACGGTCGCCTGAGAGCCGGAAGTGATAGCCGTAGCGCGCGGCAATCTCCTGCAGCGCCTTGAGCACCGAGGCGCCGTCAAAGCGCGCGTAGACCACCTGCGCCGCGACGGTGGACGTGTCCACTGTCCAACCCGACGCCAGGCTGACCAGGTCATCGATCACATCAGCGAGCAGTTCGCCGTCATAGATTCGGCCGAGCAGCGTATTGGCGCGGCGCAGTTCTTCGAGCTGATCCGGACCGCTCACGGTCAGCGCGCGGCTGCCGGCCGCTTCCGAGCCGTTCCGCAAGCGCACGATGCCCCGCCCCAGGCTGCGCGGGGGAGTCGGCAAGGATCTCGATTCAGCGACTGCTTGATACAGCCTGATATTCTTAATTCCTGCCCGGTTCTCAGAATTCTCCGTGAGCAGCAACCGTACAATCGCGCTGCCCCCCTCGTAGGGCTGGGGGAGAGTAAAGCTGCGCTGTTGGTTAGAGGACCAAGTTATCCCGGACCGCTGCTCGATCGTTACCCACTGCCCGTTCTCATATGCTTGGAACGCCCACGCTGTCGGGGCATACCCAGCATAGAACGGAGCCTGCATGATATAGCGCCGGATGCGTTTTGCTGTGCCGGTGCTCCACTGAATCCACGCTTCCTTATCGACCCAGTCGTCAGTAGTCGTAATCCATTCCGTAGTAGTAAGGCCGTCAAAGGCGTTCTCTGGCCCTGTCGAAACGTCGGGACCAGGCGAGGATGCAGATATATCGACTGCTGGCAACGGAGTAGGCGATTCAACATCTTCGGAAATAATGCTGCTGGGTAGTTCCTGCCACAGCGCCACGCGGCGCTCGTTCTGCAGCAGTGCCAGCGAGCGCTCGTCGCCCAGCGGGACGGTCACCGACAGCTCGCCCGGGCCGTCCAGGGCGCGCGAGATCGAGGCGCTCTCGATGGCCGTGATCGGCCCGTCGCCCTGAATATCTCCTGCCGCGTTGCTTACGTCTGCCCAGACTCGCATGCTGTCCTCTTATATATAGGTCGGGTAATGCTTTACCGTAATCGTCCCCGCGCCGGTGTAGGTGACCTTCACCGAGTTGCTGCCCGGCGCCAGCCGGAACCAGGACGGATGCAGGAACTCGAAATTAGCGTAGGCGTCGGCCCCGTCCAGCTTCACGCTCTTCGTGCGCGCATCAATCACCAGCGCCTTGCTGTTCCCGATCACCCCGGTCAGCTTGACCTCGTCAACCACCGTCGCGCCAACCAACCGCTGCACGATCGGGTTCGTCGCCGTCTGAGACGCGCCGCACGCGATGGTGATATGCGCCAGCGCCATTGCGTTCCCGGCGTGCGCGACGGACAGCGTGCCGGTGGTTGTGACCGCCTTGCTGTCCGTGTCTTCCGCGCCGTACCAGTGCGGATCCGGCACCTGGAAGGTCAGGGTCACGCGCTGCCACAGGTCCGAGTGCTCGGCAGGCTCCAGCGGGACGCTGATGCTTGCCACGCGCGCCCAGCACCAGCGCGGCGCGGCGCTGCCCTGCGGCTGCCAGGTCAGCATCTGTTTTCCGAGCACAGATAGCGCGCGCAGCGCGTCGCGCTTGGCTTGCATGTCGTTGCGCGTGGCCGCGAGCAGCATCGCCGAAACGGACACCTGCCCGATCTCCCCCGGCGCCGCGTCGAAGCCGTAGAGGTCGAAGCCGCCCGACAGTCCCGGCAGTTGCCGCGCCTGGACCGCGCGATCGGCGAAGTTATCCGCCACGCGCTGCACGTTCGGGATGGTGTAGGAGCCAAACTGGAGCGAGAAATCAGCCACTGACTATCCCTCCCCCGGCGTGGCGCAGCTTGGACTGAATGCCGAGCGCCAGCTCCTCGCCATACTGCTGTGCGTTCGGATGGCGCAGCATCACGGCATCGGTGATCTGGACGGTAATCGGCGGCAGGCTCGACCCCGACTCGCGCAGGACCGGCACGCCATTCGCCGGGATGACGTACTCGCCGCGGTGCACCAGGCCCGCGAGCATATTGAGCGGCCCGTCGCCGGTGTAGCCGCCCCGCTGGTACTGGCCGATGCGCCACGTGCCGCCCGCGCTGTGGAAGAACTGCGGCGAGCCGTAGGGGTCCGTGCTCCACATATAAGACGACCCACCCTGCGACATCGCAGAGCCGGTGCGCGGCGCGAAGGTATCCTGGCCGCCGGTGATGAAATTGCGCACATCCTCCAGCGTCGGCAACTCGCCCTTGATGAGGTTCCAGAGCTCCCGACCAATCCCGACCAGGCCGTTTAGCATGCCCTGGATGACGCCCTTGCCGAGGTTCCACGCAAACTGAGCAATCGAAGGGACCAGGTCGGTGATGATGTAGCGCCCCACCGCGAAGATGAACTTCAGCAGTTCCGGCAGGATTTCGACCGCTGCTTTTGCCACGAAGCCGATGAGCGCGGCCGTAAGGCCGACCACGCCGACAACGAGCTTGGGAACCCCCGTCCCTAAGATCCAACTGAGTATCTCGCCGAGGAACGTCCCCAGTTTCGGCAGAATGTCCCGCGTCGCCGGGCCGAGCCACGCCACGAACTCCGTCGCCCACGTCAGCAGCTTCTCGCCGATCGTGGTCGACTGCTCGGTGATCCACTGGTAAACGTCGAGCGCCAGTCCGGGCAGCTTTGCGAGCAGGTCGGTTGCCGCTGGGACGACCCAGTCGACGAACTCCCCGCCCCATTCGAGCAGCTTCTCGCCGATGTCGGTGGCCTTCTCGCCGATCCACTCGATGACGTCTTTCGCCAGGTCGGGCAGTTCTTTAAGCAGGTCCTTCGCCGCCGGGACGACCCAGTCAATAAACTCGTCAGCCCACTCGACCAGCTTCTCCCCCAGGCTGACGGCCTGGTCGCCAATCCACTTCAGCACGTCGAGCGCCAGGTCGCCCAGTTCCTTGAGGAGCGGCTCGATCTTCGGCCCGATCCAGTCGAGGAACGCCTGGCCCCACTCCGCCAGCTTGGCGACAATGAGGGGCAGTTGCTTGCCAATCTCGGCGACGATATCCCCGGCCAGCGCGATCACCTGCTCCAGTACGCCGTTCAGGTCGCGCGCCTTAAGCGCATCCCAGATGCCCTTCAGGCGCGGCGCGAGCGCGTCAATCACTTCGACCACCGCCTCAAACGCCGTCCGAATGCCGCCGGACAGTTTCTCGGCAAGCCCTTCATCCATCCCGAAGGCTTCGAAGATGCCCTGGATCATCGAGCCGCCGAACAGCGAGCGCAGCGCCTGCGATAGGCCGTCCTTCAGGAAGATGCCGAGCACGGTGTTGCCCACGCGCAGCACTTCGGTTAGCCCGCGCCCCACATTGATAAACGCATCTGCCAGCTTCTGCGCGACGCCCTCGCCAATCCCGAAGGACCGGAACATCGTGAACAGGCGCAGGCCGGTGTCTTCGCTGAACAGGGTGTTCAGCGCGCCCCAGAAGCCCTTCTCTGAGAACGCCTCGGAGAAGGTTTCGAAGATGCCGCCGATCGTCTTGACGACGGGCTCGATGAAGTCGCGGATGCCGAGGAAGTTCTTTTTATAGGCCACGTACAGGGCAGCTACCGCCGCGATCGCCAGGCCGACCGGCCCCGCCGCGCCGAGCATCCCAATCGCAGCCCCGACCAATTTCACGGCCTTCCCGACCGCGAACAGCGTCGGTCCGAGCCCCACCAGCGCCGCGCCGAGCAGGACAATCTTCTCGGTTAACTCGGGGTTGGCCTGCGCCCAGAGCGTGATGTTGGTGATGACATCGACCACCTTGTCTAAAAATGGCTTCAGGTACTTGTCAATCGCCGGGCCGACCGTCTCGATCATCATCGTCTGGATGCTCGAAGAGACGCGCTGAATCTTGCCATTCAGTGAGTTCATGCGCGCATCGGCCACCGTCGCGGCGTCCGCCTGGTCTGCCATCAGCGCGTTCATGTCGCCCATCGCATCCGTGGACGTCAGGACCGACAGCCCAAGCTGCCCGTAGGCCCCGCCGAGTGTCTTGACGTACTCGATGCGCTCCTGCTCGGTCAGGCCCGCCATTGCCACGCGCAGGTCATTGAACACATCGTTCAGCGGGCGCACGTTGCCCTCGATGTCGTACAGCTCGACGCCGAGTTCATTCAGCGCGCCGGTGACGGCCTCGGACGGCTTCGACAGGTTGTTGAGCACTGAGCGGAGCTGCGTGCCGGCCTCGGCGCCCTTGATGCCGCGCTCGCTGAAGGCCGCGAGAATCGCGACCGTGTCCTCGATCGACAGCCCGAACTGCGCGGCGATAGGACCGACATTGCCGAGGCCCTGCGCCAGGTCGTTGATTTCCGCGCTCGAGGCCGCCGCGCCGCGCGCCAGCGCGTCCGCGACTCGCTCGGCGGACTCGGCGCCCAGGTTGTACATGGCCAGCGCGTCGGTGATCACGTCGGCGGTGTAGCCGAGATCCATCCCGCCCGCCGCCGCCGCGTCGAGTGTGGCCGGGAGCGCCGCGAACGTCTCGTTCAGGTCGTAGCCGCTGGACAGCAGCTGCAGCATCGCCTCGGCGCTCTGCGTGGCGCTGAACGAGGTGGTTTTACCCATCTCGATCGCCTTGTCGCGGACCTTGTCCATCTCTTCGCCGGTCGCGCCGGTGCGCGCCTGGATTTCGGCCAGGGCGTCGTCAAACTTGCCGAAGACCTTGATCGACGCAACACCGAAGGCAGCGATCGGCGCGGTCAGCTTTGTGACGCTCACGCCCACGCCAGAGATGCGGTCGCCTGCCGCCTGGACCCGGTCGCCCATGCGCGAGAAGACGGACTCCGCCCGGCGCTCGATCTGCGAGAACGCCTGATTCAGCGAGCCTTCCAGCTTGCTCGTATCAATCAGCAGGTCGCCATAAGCGGACCCGAGATTGACTGGCCCTGCGCCCTGACCCATCTATCCTCCAAACAGCGCGCGCGCTTCGGCGGCGCTTAGCATGTGCGGCTGCTCTGATCCGAGTAGTTGCCCCAGCCGGTAGCGCGGCACTTCCACCATCTGCTTGCCACGCCGGACCTTCTTGCGCTCACTGAGCTTGCTCTCTACCCAGTGGCCGAACCAGCTCACCGCCTCGTCGAAGTACCAGGCGAGCAGCGGCTCATTCGCCAATCCCAGCATCGCCGACGGGCGCTGGCCGTACGTCTTCGCCGTCTGGTGCAGCGACCACAGGCGAGGTCTGCTCTTGCAGAAAGGACTGCGCGGCGGCCAGCCGCTCCTCTCCGCCCATTAGGGTCATGAAGACCATGGCCTTCTCTTCTATCGAGAAGTCGTCAGGCGTCAGCCCGCTCGCGAAGGGGGCCGTGATTTCTTCGCCGTCCGGCAGGATGACGGCCAGCACGACGCGATGCATCATCTTGTTCAGCGTATCGCGCAGCGCGCCGACGGCGGCAGGGTCCTGCATCACCTCCGACATACTGACGGACTTCGCCTCGGACTTCATGCTCTGCTGGACGATCGCCATCAGCGGATTCGGCGCGTCATCGGTGCCGTCCAGCAGAGCAAGCTCGTCGATTTTGCGCACGCGCAGCGCCATCCCGCTCTCCAGCGGGACGGTCAGGCTGCGCAGCCCGAAGAACTTTTCAAGTTGAGGGTTCTGGCTCCCGGTCATTGCCCCCATCCTTAGCTGATCCCGAAGGCTGTGTTGAAGTTGCTCGGCAGTTCGGTCGTGGTGTCGTACTCCATCGTCTTGCGGATGGGCAGCACCGTGCCGTCGGCCAGACGCAAACGCATCGCCTTGATGTCAATCTCGGCGATCGAGAACTGGTTCTGCTCGGACACGTCGATCGGGATGCGTGACTGCAACTGGCACTTGGGCACGTAGACGTGCATCTCCCGCCCGCCCTGGAGCGGGAAGGCCAGCGCCGCGCCGAAGTAGGGCATGTTCGTGCCGCCCTCGTCTTCGTTGATGTTGAGCGTCTGGCCGCTCGACTCGTTGTCCGTGCCGGCCATGATCGCCAGCGACGTCCAGTCGAAGCCGCCAAACGAGACGCTCATATCCATCGAGGTCAGCACGCTCAGGTTTTCCTCGACCGCGCCCAGGATCTTCAGCTCGTCGGTGTCGTGCACCGGCTCGATCGAGACGCCCTGCACGTTGGCGACGGACTCGGGCGAGCCGTACGTCTCGGTCGAGACGCTGAAGCTCGCGACCGACATTGCCCGGCATAGATACGGAACACTCAGCATGGTCCTATCTCCTGCTACTTTTGCACGTAGCCTATGTAGCGAGACCGCTCCATCGAGGCCCCGCCCAGCGATTCGTCATTCTGGCCGGTGATGTCCCCGGCCCACTGAAGTTGAAACAGCCACTCGCCCGCCGGCTCGGTCGAGGCGACGCGCTTCTGGTGCAGCAGTGCGTAGCACCGCGCGCGCATCTTCTCGCACGTTGCATAGCCGGCGTGCTCGTAGAAGTAGAGCTCGACCGTCACCTGCGCCGCGTAGACGGCCAGGCCCGAGTACGGCACTTCGCTCGATACTTTGACCGCGATCGCGGGCTTCACGAGCGGCGTGCCGTTCGTCAGATCAGCCAGCTCCAGCCCCTGCCGGTCGAGCGCGTTCAAGTCGAACACGCCGCCCGTCGCCAGAGTCTTGAGCGTGGTGTCATCTGTGAACAGTTCACAGATAGCGCCCGTCTTGGTCGTCATTTCATCAGCCCTCGGACGCTGGCCCATATCTGGTTGCGCGCCCAGTCAAGCGTTGGCCCGACGATGGCGAAGCGTCCTTGCCGCGCGATTTCCAGCCATTTGCCGTAGCTCATGCCGTGGCGCAGGATCAACGCGATGCCTTCGCCCGGGCTGTACGTCGCGGGCAGCAGCTGCTCGCCGTCGCTCACGAAGACCGCCTGCACGCTGCCGCTCTTGGGCACGCGCGTTGCGTAGGCCGCCAGCGTCTGGCGCGCGTTGCCAGTCCGGTCGGCCCACGGCGCATTGACCTTCGCGTCATTCTCCAGGCGCACCGCCCACAGGCTGTCCAGCAGGTCAAAAACGCCCTGCTCGACCACCCGCACATAGCGGTTGGCGTCGTAGCCCTGCGTCGGCGGCACGCGCCATTTGAAGTTACGCATAGCGCTGGCCCCACTTGGCGCGCATCCGCGCCCGGTTGATCTCCTGCCAGGCGTGCTGCGCCCCGTCGCTCTCCGAGTGGTGCACCAGGCCGATATCGCCACAGCCCCACACGAGCCCGCCGAGCGCGCGCACCTGCAGACACAGGTCAGCATCTTCCCAGTAGCAGCGAACGAAGTCGCGGTCGAAGCGCACCGCCTGGAAGACCGCGCCGCGCACCGCGCACCAGCCACCGCCCACGTAGTCGACCAGGCCGGGGACGTGGGGCGCTGGCTCGACGAGCCAGTCCGGCGTGATGCGCCAGCCGCCCGCCCCGGCGATCTGCACGTCCGGACGCTCCAGCGCGGCCAGCAGCTCTGCCAGCCAGCCGGAGGCGATCGGCTCGATATCGTCGTCCAGGAAGACCATGACGTCCTCCTCGCGCAGGCGGTCGAGCGTGGTCGATGTAAAGTCAACCAGCCACTGCCGGGCGCGGGCCAAATCGTCTACGATGCCGGTATGCCAGACGCGGCGCCGGTCGCGCGCCTCTTTCGCCCACATGCGCAGCCACGCGGCGGTGGCCGCGTCACTGGCCTGATCGAGCACCAGGGTCAGCGCGCCGTCCGGCAGCGCCGCCTCATAGTGCGGAGAGGTCAGCAGCCGCGCCAGCGCCTCGCGCCGGTTGTGGGTGACAATGCCAACCGTGATCACGTTACACGCTCCGCCCGGGCCTGCACTTCGCCCGGGTACTCCCACGCGTCAATCACCCGGTACTGCCCATCGTCGAGCGTGAACAGGTCGCCCTTCTGGACGTCCGTGTCCGCGACGGATGCGCTCGGATGATCCTGCACGCCGAACAGCAGCACGCGCGCCAGCGCCGCCAGGCCCGGGCCGCGCACTTCTTCGGTAAAGGCCACGGCGTCCGGCTCGATCCGCATCGTCTGCGCCGTCTGCTCCGCGCTGTTGCGGTACAGCGTGACGCTCGTCGGCTTGTCGTTGATGCGCGCCCAGGCCCGCACCGCGCGATCTGCCGCCGAGATGCCGCGCATCCCGCGGCCGCCCAGGAAGGCGTCGAGATCAGGCATCGGGCCATTCCTCCCGGCGCGCCTTGTGCCCCTTCAGCCGGGCGTAGCGCATCGTGCCCAGCGCGGCCGTGGTGGTCGCGTTGTAGCGGGCTTCGATGCTGCGCTCCAGCGCTTCGAGGTTCTTGTAGACCTGGTTCAGCTTCTCGGCAGAGTCGCCCTGTTCGTAGTCCGCCAGCGTCACAGCCTTGGCGCGCAGACGCCGGACGCCGAGCAGCAGCGCATACGCGTCTGCCGCCTCCCCGGCGGTGTGTTTGGCCTCGGCTCGGGCATAGAGGGCGTCGACTTCGGCGTTCGTAAACACCGTCTCATCATTGGCGACGCCGAGATCCAGCCGGAACTGCTCGCGCTGCGCGACGGTTGCCATCAGACAGCCATCCTCTCTTGCGCCGTCTCGCGCCACAGGTCCAGGACCTGCCCGGCGAAGCGGTGCCAGTCGTAGAGCTTGCGGACCCGGCGCGCAGCGTGCTGCGCCATGCCCGCGATGTACGGGCTTCCTGATGCGACATAGCGCATCTGTTCGGCCAGATGCTCGATGTCCGGCTCGGCCCACAGGCCGCACTTGCCGCGGAACTCGTCATACGTCCAGGCATCGGCCAGCGTGGCGCGCAGGGGATAGCCCCAGGCGCGCAGCTCGTCAGCCGTGCCAGACCAGTCGGTACAGATAACCGGCAGCCCCGTCGCGGCGGCTTCCCGGGGCGGCAGGCCGAAGCCCTCGCCGCGCGTGGGGAAGACAAACGCGTCGACCCGCTCGAAGAGCGCTTGCATCTCGTGCTCGCTCAGGTCCTCGCGCAGCACTTCCACGTTCTCCGTCTTGATGTCGAAGCGGAAGTTGTTGCGCCGCGCCTTGACGATCAGCCGGTAAGCCGGATCGCGCTCGAACGCCAGCACGAACGCCTTGAGCGCCACGTCCCAGCCCTTGCGCATGTTGCGGTCGCCGATCGTCAGGAACGTGAACGGGCGGCGCTCTGCTGGGCGCGCGACGTAGTGATATGTTTCGCTGATGCCGAGCGGCTGGATGCGCACCGGCGCGACCGTGCCCGCCTCGACCAGCACGTCTCGAACGAACACCGACGGCACGCTGACCGCGACACACTGGTTCAGCGCGTCGACCCAGCCCTCCGGCGGGATCGTGCTCTCCCAGTTGGTCACGGCGATGCGCGGCCCCGCCATCACCATGCCCCCAAAGCGGCGGTGATTGGTCGGATAGCCCAGCACAACCCCGCCCAGCATGGGCCGGATCGGCTGGCGCAGGAGGTCCTGCAGCGCCGCGCTCTGCGTGTCATAGAGCACATCACCCTGCGCGATGGCATTGACATGCACCCCGTAGTCGGCCGACAGATGCCACGCCAGCCGGCAGGCAATCTGCCCGTAGCTGTCGTAGGGGTCGAAGCAGGGTGCGCAGATGTTGACGGTGTCCATCAGTTCTCCTGTCCCGGAAAAGCGGCCGCCAGACGCCGGGAGCACGCCGTTTCAGGCATTGCCCTAGGCGGCCGCATCAAAGTCGCTGCAGGACCTCTTACGAGGTCGGCCAGGTCAGCTCTTCCACGGCAGCGGTAGGGTTGGCGTAGACGCCCAGATAGGCATCGCCGACCACCTGCTCCAGGATGAAGCGGCTGATATCCCCGTCGCCGCTCATGAACTCCAGGTCCTGCTTGATGAAGGACAGGAAGTCCATGGCGCTGTACTGCTTCGAAACGAGGTACGCCTTCCCGGCACTCACGCCAGGGTAGGTGACCGACTTCTTGCCGCGAGACAGCGACGTGCCGTCATAGGCGATCACGTTCTGGATGCGGCCGATCGCGCTCGACTGCACGTCAATCCCGTCCTGGTAGCGGCGCGCCATCGCGCGCTCGATCATGAACAGGTCCGACGTCGAGACGAGCAGGTCGTACGGCCCGCGGCGCGGGTTGGTCGTGTCCATCGACGCGGCGGTCATGCCCGCTTCGATGGTGCGGAGGTATTTCTCCTCCAAGGTCCCGCCGGTCGCATCGGCAGCGGTCTGATTGGCCGCCGTGTAAGTCGCCGAGATGATCGGATACAGGTGGATGTGGTTCAGCAGCGCGTTCCATGCAATCCCCGCCGCGCGCTCGAAGATGCCCAGAGTCCACTGCTGGTTGAAAACCACCAGGTCCTTGGAGTATTCGAGCCCGGCCGCGTAGTGCACGATCGGCACCGTCTTGCTGCTTTCGGAGACGGTCGAGAACTTGACCTCGCCGCCTTCCTTGATTTCGCTGAACACCACACCGCCTGGGCCCAGCTGGTAGACCGTGACTTCCTTCGGCAGTGAAGGGTCCTGGACGACGGTGTACAGCGCCGGATAGAGCAGCGGCTCTTCGGCACGGCCCGCGTCCACTTCGTAGCGCTGGCGCTCGTAGAACGCCGAGGCGAAGTCGCCCGTTCCGATGAACTCGGCGACATGCTGTCCGCCGCCCGCCGGCGAGAGCCGGATGTGCTCGGCAAGATTGATGCCCTTCGCGAACTGCGCGGCAGGCTTCCTCTTTGCCAGTAGGTCTTTCGCGATGAACTTCATGGCCTTAGGCCCCCACGCCCAGCGGCAGCAGGATCCCGGTCACGACGTTGTTGGCGTCCTTCGCGGACGTCGCCTTGAACAGGGCCAGGAGCCCCGTGTTCGCGACCGTCGCGTAACCGGTATCATCGGGCACATGGCCGGTGAGGTCGCTCGGGTCAATGTAGACGATATCGCCCTTGTTGACCGTCAGATTCGCCGGCACAGTGAACTGGTACTCACGCTGATCAACCGACAGCGCCACGCTTTCCCCCGACTCCGCGTCTCCCGCCGCGACGCCGAGGAACCCGTCAACATACAGCACCTGGCCTTTGGCGACCGTGTGCAGCAAATCGACGTCGACGGCCTTGCCGTCGCTTTCCAGATGGGTCTCTGCACCCGTGGTCACGATTCACTCTCCTCGCCATCATCAGGGATGATGACAAACTGATTCTGGCCGTTGGCCGCGCCCACCGGACGGCGCTGACGCCCGCCCATCTGGGTCTCGACCGACGCCTTGAATGCTTCTTTCACGCTCTCCCGGTCCATCACCTGTGCGAAGACCGTGTCGGCTTCCTCAGGCGTGCCGGGCTTCTCCGCGGCGACCAGGTCCGACACCAGCGAGCGCAGCGCCACCACCTGCACGCCCTGCTCGGGGTCTTCGACCAGCGCCTTGATCCGGGCCTGGACGGCCGCTTCCTGCTGGGCGCGCGCGGCCTCGGCATGCTGCTGAAGGGCGGCAACCAGGTCACCGTCTTCCGCCACGCCGAGCGTCTCGCGCAGGGTTGCAAGCTGCTGCTCGACGGCGGTCAGGCGCTGCGCCTGGTCCGATCCGGCGATTACAGCTTGCACAACCGAGTCCGGCAGGAGCGTGACGTCTTCGGCTGTCAGTGCCTTCAGCACTTCTTCCTTCGTCATGTCGTGCTCCTTGGTTGGTTTTTCAACGTTGTGTCCGGCCATCGCGGCCGTCAGGTGCGGCACCACCGCGAGCGACGGAACCCCGGCCCGCTCCGGCGGCGCCAGGTCCAGGCTCTCGAGGACAAAACCGACTGGCTCCCAGGCTTCGACCTCGTCGCGCCAGTACATCTCCTCGGCTGTGCCGTAGATCGAAGTGGCGACCTCGCCGCCCTGCGCCATCCGGCGGCGCAAAAACTCTCGCACGTCGCCCGGCGGCACGTACGCTTTGCCCCAGGCAAAGCCGTCGTGCAGCATGGCCCCCACCCACTCGACGGCCGGCAAGGGATACGCTGACCACCGCTCGATATCCGACAGGTGGCCCATGATGCCAGTCGTGCGGCGCTCGATGACCTGCCGCGCCAGGTCCTCGACCCATTCCTGGCTGAAGTAGTGCCCGTTGCCGGACACCACGCCAGGCTCGCCGATGCGCAGCGTCACGAACATGGCTTTCTCGTCGCCCTCGGTCATCGCCGCCACGTCGATCCCCTCGGCGATCGGGATGTCCGGATAGTCGACGCCCGCCTTCCCGCGGAAGGCAGTGATGAGCGCGGCCTGCACCGTGTAGCGGCCGTCCGCGCGCTTGAACTGCTCTTGTGTCGTCATGCTTCCCCTCCCGGCTTGATCAGCGCGAGATGAACCGACGTAAAGGTCGCCTGGCTCGATTGCAGCACCACGTGCGGGCGCGGGAGCGGATCGCCGCGCCGCGCGCGCGCGACCGCGTCCTTCAGGCTGCTGACTGTCGCCCGGGACGCTTCGGAGATATCCGTCTCCAGCGGCCCGGCCAGCGTGCAACCGCTTGGCTCGATGACCAGCGCGCGCAGCGTCTCGGCGGTAAACAACCAGCAGCCTTCCCAGCCGTGCCCCTCGCCGCTCAGCTTGTACTCGGTGCTGAGCGACAGCACGCCGCCTGGGCGCAGCACGCGGCCCATTTCCGCCGCCGCGCGCTGAATGTTCGCCTCACCGCCGACGTGCTCAATACTTCCCGACGAAAATACGCCGTCGAACGTGTTGTCCGGATAGCGCAGATCGCGCATGTCCATGTGCTGCACGATCAGGCGGCGCGGCTCCCAGCGCAGGCCAGGCGGCGCGTAGTGGCCGGGATTGACCAGCATGCCCGGCGGCGCGAAATTGCCCCAGGCGCCCGCGTCGGCGTACAGGTCGGTGGCGTGCACTTCGGCGGCGCGTGTCAGGACGAACATCGTCGCTTCGTTCCCCGCGCCGACGCCGAGCACCCGCGCGCCGTCGGGCAGATCGGCCAGCGCCAGGAGCGCGTGCGCGATCTCCCAGTCCTTGCGGTGCTCCCGGCCGGGCTCGGTCGAGGCGAATTCGCGGAGCACGGATTGCATGCGCGGCTCGCGCCAGTGTTCCAGCGTGCACACCCGGCAGAGCGTCATGCGGCCTCCCCGGCGGCCTTCGCCAGATCAAGCAGCTTCTGCAGGTTGACGAACTCACCATCCAGCACCGTGCCGATGAAGTCGCCATTCAGCAGCGCGCCGGTCAGCCAGTCGGGGTTGAACGCCCCGCGCAGCGCCAACGCCTCGGGCGCTTCCTCTTCGATCCACAGGCGAATCTGATTTTCAATATCGGTCGGATGGGCGGTCAGTTCCTGGGTCAGATAGCAGATGCAGTTATGCACGCAGGCGCCGTTGACCGTGTAGCTGTTGTCGCCTTCGACGTGCATGTTGTAGACCGGCCCCTGATAATGCCGCGTGCGAATCTCGCGGATCGGGGTATAATGAAGCTGGGCTAGGGACGGCCTCATGAACCGTCCGACACCCGCGTTTCTCGGCGCGGTGCCCCACTCTGTACCGAGAGGCAGCGACGAGAGGTTGCTATCATGGGTCACCAGTGCCCCATCTGCGGACAGACTCAGCTCCGCGCTAACCATCGGCATTACACCGGGATACACAGTATTACCGTGGTCGAGTACCACGCCCTCAGACTCGAACAGCAGTTCGGTCGCCCGATTGCCGCCATTCTCATCGAGCACTACGCCATCAGGCAGATGTCCTCGCCAGCGCTCTACAAAACGCTCGGCATCACGTTCCGCGTGCTGCGTGGGCTGCTGGCTTACTGCGGCATCCCCATGCGCGGGCGCAGTGAGGCCGTCCGCGCCGCCTGGGCGCTCGACGACGGGACCAGAAGCCAGATCGCCAGCGAAACTTGGAGCAGACTGAACCGGCGGCGAGACAGTCGCGGTGACGCCAATCCCGCCAAGCGCCCCGAGGTCCGGCGTAAGATTTCCGAAGCCAAGCGCCGGGACAATCCGGGCCTCGATCACCTGCGAGCCTTCAGCCGGAAGATCCACCGGGAGCGAACGGTTGTTCTCATCTGCCGGAATTGCGGCCAGCCCTTCGAGATCAAGAAGTCTCACGCTCACAAGAACTTCTGCTGCTCCCGAGCGTGCAGCCGCCAATACGCCGGCCCGACCGGCATTGAACACGCTATGGGTGAGGCGCTCGCGCGGTGGGGCATCGACGCGGAACCCGAGTTCCCCGTCGGCCCCTACTTCGTCGATTTCGCGCTGGTGCCGTGCAAGGTCGCGATCGAATGCGACGGTGCTTTCTGGCATAACCCCGTCCGCGATGCGCGACGCGATGCGCGAATCGGCGAGCACGGCTGGATCGTCGTTCGCTTCTCCGAGGAAGACATCAACCGGGACGTTGACGCCTGCATAGAGAACCTGCTCACCCGTCTGCACATCCTCGGCATTGACCCACCCACGTTCTAGATAAACAGGGTGCTCGCCGGTCAGTTCGAAGGCTCCCCAGTCGGTGACGAACTCATAGACTGTGCCGTCAAAGGGCCGGCTCCAAGCCTTCAGGACTCTGCCCCACGCCCTGGTATGTGTTCGGACGATATCGCCGTCCTGAACCAGTTCGATCGGCACCGGGCCGCTGATGGTTTCGACCATCTGCCCCGGCGTGACGCAGTGCGGATGCGCCGGATAGAGCGGCGGATCGTCTTTCGGATAGACGCCGCCACCGTCCGGCCCGCCCGCCGCCAGCTCGTCGCAGATGTCGCAGCACGGATGCGAGAGGGACAGATTCCACTTGATGCCGGAGACGTACACATTCGCCAGCGCCGCGTTGTGCAGCGACCGGCCCGCCGCCGCGGTGATTTCCGTCCGCGCCAGGCGCCGCGCCCAGTAGCTGCCATCGTCCCCGTAGGGCGTCACCGTCCGCACTTTGGCCGCTTCCGGCCAGAGGTACGGCTCGAGCTTGTCGGCAAGCTCGACCGCCGACGTGCCCTTGGCAATCTCCGCCGCCAGCAGGTTGTCGATCGCCTTGCGCGTGCCCTCGGCGGCGCGCCAGCCGCGATCCGAGAGCGTGTAGCCGTCCTCGGCGCCGATGTGCTTGTGGAAAGGGTCGTACCAGAGCTTGCGCGGATCGGCCGGGCCCTGCTCGCGTACCACTTCTATCTGTGAACTGTTCACAGATAGACCCGCTGACGCCATCGCCTGCACCGGGCGCGGGCCGGTCAGCCATTCGAAAATGTCCCGGCTCGCGACCTTCTTGAGCGCGGCGACCGTCTCGTCGACCGAGACGCGGGTATTGGCCGCGATGCCGCCGACCAGGATCTCCATAAAGGGCGAGCGCGGGCGGCCGTCCTCGTCGAGCGGGGCGTCCCCGCCGCCGATAAACCACGGCTTGATCGCCTCTTTCCAAATATCGCGGCTCGCCTGCTCCAGCACGCGCGGCCGGTAGGGCAGGATGCGCTGGCCGTCGGCGTTGGTATCGGTGGCGTATCGCAGCAGCACGCGGGTGATCGGGCCGATCAGCGACAGCACGCCCTCGCGGAGCGCGTCGTCAGCCGCCTGCTCGACTTGCAAATGCTTGCTGCGCCAGGTCTGCGCCATGCCGCTATTCCTTCAGGCTCAGTTCGAACGTCACCGCGCCCGGCGCTTCGGCCGTGCCACCGACGTTGAGCGGCACGATCTTGATCAGGCCGAACGCAAACATGTTCACATCGACGAGCAACGAGTCGCCCTTGCAATCCTGCAGCGTCTTGGTGCTGTCGGGCCTCGGCGTCTGAATGAGCTCGCCTGCTTCGTCACGAGCGTCATACCACGGCCCCGCCGCGCTGGCCGCGACCTGGTACTGCAGGCGCACGACGTCATTCGCGAGGTCCGCCGGGACGCCCACCGCCATCGCGCCCATGCCGGCCAGCGAGAAGTGGCTGCCCGAGGTCTGACGCGCCGCCACGGCGCCGCCAGAGCCATCCAGGTTCTGCGTGGTGTAGGTCGCGGTCTTGGCGCCCGCGTCGAACGCTGCCTTGACTAACCGGTGCTGTCTCATGCGGCCATACTCCCCATCAACTGACCGTTGCCATTCGAATGTGCAAGCGCGCGCAGCATCTCGGCGGCTTGTTCGTCGCGCCGGAACTGCGCCATGTCCATCTGATCAAGCGGGGCATTGGCCCGCCGCTCGTCTGCTTCCGCGTCGGCCAGCGCGACCATCTCGGACGCGTCCCGAATATCGAGCGGCAGCATCTCGAGCGCCGCCTCACGGGTCAGCAAGCCGGACGCGTACGCCCATTGGACCGCCTGCAGGGTAATCGCATCCTCGGCGCTGGTGAGCGGGTCCCAGGCCAGCGTCAGGCCGTCGATCGCGCCCACGCCGCGCTCCCAGAGCGCGCTGTAGGCCAGCACCACGCGCGAGACTTCCAGCAGCCAGCCGCGCATTTCGCCGCGCTTCTTTTCGATCCACTTCAGGAACGGCGGCAGCTGCGCCTCGGCGCTGGCCTTGCTGCTGGCGATGGCGTTGCCCCACACGAACTCCGGAATCTCGGTGTGCTGCAAAAACAGATAGAACAGCAGCCCGAGCAGCTTTTCCGTATCCCCCGCGAACTGGCCAGGCTGCGCCCAGGAGAACTTGCCGCCGGCGATAGTGACCAGGCTGTCCGTGTCGAAGCGCAGCTCGAAGGTCTCTTCGGTCGTGCCATCTTCTAGCGTCCGCGTCGTGCGCTCCAGCAGGCCGTTCTCTTCGGCCCACTCCCAGAACGAGTTCATTTCCGCGACGCTCTCGAATTCCGTGACCGGCGTCGGGCGCCCCTGATGCTTGTTGCCGTTCAGCGCCGCGCCCAGCACCACGCCGTACTGCTGGAGCAAGGGCACGAGCGCGACCCCCTCGGGGCTGCCGAAGACCTCGTTAATCCCGCGCGCGTT